CCTTACTTGATTCTTATGAGATGACACCGCTGAAGCAAATGATTGATAGGTATTTTACTACCAGTGATCATCCCAGTTGGAAAGGTTTTTGTAGGGATGCTCAAAAGATTTGGGAAATCCAAGCAATTGAATCTGTAGACATTGCTCACCGTAATATAATTAAGCAGCGAGCAAAGGAGTGGATGAATGAATAAGTCGTCTACACAGATACTCGCCAAGTATATTATCCTTGGTGCTGATCTTAGGGAGTTGTGGGAAAACTGGGATACCCCAAATGCAAAACAATATTTATCAGACATTCTTGACGAACATGATAGGTTTTTGAAAGATGAATGGAAATTGTGACGGATTTGTCGTAGATTATTGCACCACAGGCCGACATATGTGGCATGATGGTGGTCATTGGGAAGAAGTAATGTGGCTATGTGATAGGCATTACGAGTTGTACAAGGAGGCCGAAAATGCAAAACGAAAAAGATTTAATTACAAGGCTAGCGCAAGCATGTGACACATGGGAAGAAGAATATGACTACGGTCTAATCCCTATTGCAGTTGTGCGTGGTATTATCCACAGGTATGATGAAGTATCACGCCTGAACAAGATGTATTACGGAGAATAAGATGAGCGACACTGAGGCCAAGGTGCTTGCTGCGGTCCTAAGGGATAAGCAAGTTCATGTATTGATGCAAGCAAACGTTGGGGCATTGCTCACAACGCACACAGATGTATGGGAGTTTATTCGTAACTATGTAGATAAGAACGGATCGGTCCCACCAGAGAACATTGTTGTGGAAAACTTTAGAGACTTTTCCCCACCTGAGTCTGTGGGCACAACCAAGCATCACCTTGAGCAGTTGCAGGCTGAGTTTATGGATCAGCGTGTGCGCGAGATTTTGCGTAACGCAGCAACACAAGTTCAAGATGGCAACTCTAGTGATGCTGTTAATACTTTGATTAGCCAAACATCAGATTTGAAAAAGGTTACAACGTCTGTAAAGGATGTAGACCTAGTTGATGTTGATGCTGCTGTTGCTCATTTTGAGACTGTGCAAAAGATGAACGCCTTGGGTTCCTACGGAATCAAAACAGGTCTTCCTGGCTTTGATGCTGTGCTACCTAGTGGCATCACGGGCGGTATGCTTGGAGTCTTTCTGGCCTACCCTGGTATTGGTAAGTCGTGGCTGGCTATGTATTTTGCTGCACAAGCATGGAAGCAGGGCAAGGTACCCCTCATTATTTCTTTGGAAATGTCTGAGGCAGAAGTACGCAACCGTTTGTTTACCGTGCTTGGTGACGGCATCTGGTCGCTGCGTAAGATGGGCATGGGCGAGGTAGAACTTGATATGTTTAAGAAGTGGCACGCTAAGGTGTTCACAGACAAGCCTCCATTCTATATTGTGTCCAGTGATAATGATGGCGAGGTTAATCCTTCTGTTGTTAAGGCTAAGATTGATCAGTATAAACCTGATTTTGTTGTGCTTGATTATCTACAGTTGATGAGTCCAAATACCAAGACGGACAATGAAGTAACTAAGATGAAGAACCTTTCCCGTGAGTTGAAGCAACTTGCTCGCGGTAGCGATGTTCCCATTCTGGCTATTTCGTCTGCTACCCCAGATGACGTAACCAACTTGAGTCAGCCACCAACCCTGGGACAGACTGCGTGGTCACGCCAGATTGCCTATGACGCTGACTGGCTTGTTGCACTTGGGCGCGATCCAAACAGTGACGTTGTGACGGCGGTATATCGAAAGAACCGTCATGGTCCAATGAATGAGTTTTATGTTCAGTGTGACTTCAACCACGGCAGATTTATCTATGTTGATGATCCTGATAACTGATATAATGTTAAGAACGAAAGGATAGTTATGGATATTAAAAGCAAGGCTGGCGTTGTAGCAGAATGCTGGATGATCGTGCGTAATGAGGAAGCATGGGAGCAACTTATTAAATACGGTGATCTAGGGTTCCCACTGGCGTATGCTTTTACTGAGGGCGCTATTGAGTTAAATGAGCAGGGAGAAAATCTGGTCACTGAAATTTATGACGTTATCTTAGCATCCCTTAATATTCCGGCTGACGAAGAGTATGCAGATTTTGAGGCTGTACTTGATAAGCACCTTGAACTTTTCCCACCTGAAGATGAAGAAGAAACTAAGGAAGAGCCAAAGCAGGGGTAATGATCCATGAATCTTCATCACAAAAGAATAACAAGATTTGATATTGAGGGAACAATCTACGACGAAGCACATGTAGATCGCCTTAGAAAAGAATATCTTGCCCTTGTTGTTTTGCAGATGAAGTCGGAAGGATATGTTCCACGATCAGACATTGATCAAGACTTTACCTTTTCATATGCAGGCCCGAAGAAAGGCTATAGTTTTAAACTCTCCGTGTATGGTGTGTATGTTGGCAAAAAGACAGCACAAACCATTGACAGTGTATATGGGTATAAGCCACACTACAGTAGTAGGCCAAAGCAAAGGGCAGACCAGAAAAAGATTAACGGCACGACTTAAGGAAAATCATGACATACTACACTGAAGAACAAGTGTATCGTGTCCTAGAAGCCATTGGCCTAGATGTTGAGGCCGAGGCTGGCGATGACGTTCTTGTGTTCTGTCCATATCACAGCAACCATAGGACACCAGCAGGCGAAGTATCCAAGATTAAAGGAACGTTTTACTGCTTTTCATGTGGTGCGTCAGCAACCCTTGATCGTTTAGTCATGAGAGTGTCTGGTCGTACATACTTTGAGGCTTTGCGTCTTATCAAGTCTGTTGAAACTGAGTCCAACATCACTGACGATATTGTTTCTGTGCTGGAACGCAAGCCTGACTTTGTTCAGTTTGATGAGGTACTTGTTGCACGGCTCCACCAGAACGCCATCAATAGCCCTAGGGCAATGAACTATTATTCATACAGGCATATTGACAAGTCTGTTAAAAAGTTTTCTCTAGGCTACAGCGAGAATCAGGATATGGTTATTGTACCTGTGCATTCGCCTGACGGGATGCTTTTGGGATTCGTGGCGCGCGGGGTAGACGTAAAGACATTCAAGAACAGCCCTGGCCTGCCTAAGTCAAAAACTCTTTTTAATCTACATAGAGTAAAGCATGAGCCATATGTGTTTGTGGTTGAGTCATCGTTTGATGCCATTCGCCTTGACCAACAAGGAATTCCAGCAGTAGCAACTCTTGGTGCTGGGGTATCCGCAAGACAATCCAAACTACTAGATCAATACTTTAACATTGTTTACTCCATCCCTGACCAAGATGTAGCGGGTAAAGAGATGGATGATAAGTTGAAGAAGAATCTAGGTAGTAAGGTGTCTACGATTCAGTTGCCTCCGTCTGCTAAAGACGTTGGGGATTTGACTGATAAGCAGATCGCCAAGTTGAAGGGACACCTTGCAGACCCGTTATTGGGGGTGCTATGATTACGCTAGTTGATAGAGATGAAGAAGGATGGTGGTGGGTAGTTACCTGTGACGTTTGTGAGTCGCAGCAACTATACAACACTTCTGAAACTATTAAAGAGTGGAAGTATAAAAGAGTTTTGAGTGGAACAGAAAAACACCTGTGTCCCTCTTGCAAATCCAATTGAATACGGTATAATAGAACCAACAGCCCACTTACCGGGCAAACTACTATAAGGAGATACTAATGGGATTTATCAAGGGTCTTAAGGCCATTAACGAAACGCTGGAAAAGCCAAAGGCTGCACAGCAATCATTTCAAAAGACCAATTGGCTCAAGTTGAGCGATGGTCAGTCAATCAAGGTTCGGTTCCCGAATGAACTTGATGAAGAGTCACCAAACTTTGACGCTGCTCGCGGTCTGTCTGTTGTGGTGGCAGAGCACACCAACCCAAAGGATTATAAGATCAAGGCCGTCTGCACAATGGACGATGATGGTCGCTGCTTTGCATGTGAGATGCATCAGCGTGAGAACGCTAGCGGAAACAAGGACTACAAGGGTGGATGGCGACCTAAGTTGCGCTTCTACACCAATGTTGTAGTTGAGGGGGATACTCCTGAGGTTGCCGTGTGGAGCCAGGGTGTGTCCACCAAGTCTGCCTTTAACATGCTGCGTGAGCAGGCTATGGAGACAGGCTCTATTTCTAACGTGTCGTGGAAGATGAAGCGTAATGGTGTGGGCACAGAAACGTCCTACCTTCTTATGCCTTCTGCTCCTGATGCAGAGCCTTACGACTGGTCAGGTCTTGAGTTGTTCAATCTTGAGAAGGTTGTTCGCCAGGTCGCTTATCCAGAACAAGAAGCGTTTTATCTAGGGTTTGACGCAGATGCTACCACTTCAACTTCAATTGATTGGTAGTATAATATAAACGTAGTGGGGAGTGGGCTTGTTGCAGGTCAGTTCCTTAGGATGAACAGTTATAGTTACTTCGTTCCCTACACTCCCCACTACTTATGGCGTGTAGCTCAATCGGCAGAGCATTCGACTGTTAATCGAACGGTTGTAGGTTCGACCCCTACCACGCCAGCAATGTCTTTGATAGTTTAATTGGCAGAACGCTAGATGTACCAGGCCCAGGGGGCCGGGAGCGCATACACTGGAAGTATCGGTTCAAATCCGATTCAGAGACAGACTAGTGAAAGATAGTTAACAACTCCATAGAGTATCTTTTACCCAGTGCATACCCAACTATGGCGAGGGTATGCCACTGCGCGGCGGTGAAGTTGGAGAGTCACGGCGGTCTGTAAAACCGTTCCCTAGTGGTGAGTCAGTTCGATTCTGACCCGCGCAACCGGAGAGGAATATAATTGGAGCACTCTGATCCTGCTAGCGTATAATTATATTCCACTCGGACCATTAGCATAAAAGTAATGTGCCTGGTTTACACCCAGAGGAAAGCGGGGCGGTACCGTTATGGTCTACTAAAACTAAATAAACATGCCCGTGTGGTGGAAATGGTATACACAGAGGATTCAAGTCCCTCCGTCGCAAGACATGCAGGTTCGACTCCTGTCACGGGTACAGATCACAAGAACTTTTTACCTCCCCTGGATGGGGACAAAATAAAAAAAATCAAAGCGGCAGTAGCCAAGTCTAGTGAAGGCATTCGTCTTATAAGCGAAAGATCGTCGGGGCAGAGCCGACCTGCCGCACCAAGGCCCATTAACTCAGCGGATAGAGTGGCTGCCTTCTAAGCAGTAAGTCGTTGGTTCAAATCCAACATGGGCCACAGGTGGTACAATTAATTATGCCTTGGCACATTAGTACAAACATAGAAGGATGCAGCGGATATGCTGTAGTTAAAGATGATGATGGATCAGTTGAGGGGTGTCATCCCACTCGTACTGCTGCCAACAGACAGTTAGCCGCTTTACATGCATCGGAAGCAGATAAGTCTAGCAAGAAAGACGAAGATTCTGGAGATGGAAAAAAGAAGAAAAGTTTTTGGGGCGGGCGGTTTGCTTAATGTCAATTATCATTTGTGACATTGATGGAACAATTGTAAACGCTGGGAAATATCCAATAACTAGACACATTGAGTGGCTTAATGAGATGGCTAAAATGCATAAGATTTATCTTGTTACTGGTCGTCCTGATTCTACCCGCGCTGCTACTGAGCAGGTTTTAAAAAATGCCGGGGTACACTACAACAGACTCATTATGAACAACGGCTCTACAAGAGAGTCTGTCCAGTTTAAGAGTAGTGTAGCGCAACAGTTAAAAGACTCTGGTGTTGTGCTTGCAATTGATAATGATGCTGGTGCGTTGCGTGCTTATCGTCGTGCAGGGTTTAAAACCATGTCGCCTGGACAAATGGTTGTAAAGACCATTTGGCATGGTGTATTCTCAAAACTGAACTAGCAGAAAGAAGCACTCTTATGAGGGTAAAGATTCTCGTAGTATTAGGTTTGTTGCTGTCGGCATTTATTGCTCCCGCTAAAGCAGAGCCGCCCGTGTATTGGCAGGGTCATTGTGGCGGTGTTATCACATGGTCTGTTCAGGGCGGTAGGACCAAGATTGTTAAGCAAAATATTATTGTTCTTGATGCTGTTATGACTAACTATACTTTTGTTCGTGTTCCAGTTAGCGCACAGGCTGATATTAAAATTACAATGAACGCTGGATACAACCCCGACCTGTGGGGAGTGACATACCTATTCTGGCAGGGAGACAGCGATATTCTCAATGCAGAAGTAGAGGTGTTTATTAATAAGAACAGGTACCTTATCTCTTCTGTTCTTCTCCATGAGTTGTTCCATGCAACGGGTCTACCTCACATTGAGACTCGTCCAAGCCTTATGAATGCTGTTGGTACACTTACACCAAGAGGCGCTATCCGAATTTACCCCGCAGATTGGCAGATGCTTCGCGCACAGAACGGACTATGCAAATGAAGATTGAAGTTATAGGCGGTCCAATGGACGGACATATGGTTGAGGCTGGAGATGATGTTGATTTTATTTCACTTCCCATTTCCACAGGAACGATGGACGGACCACTGGGATTGATCCCCAAATTTATTGTTGCTACACTACCAGTACATACCGACGAGAAGAAAGCATATTGGAATGAGCGATATTGAAAGCCTCTGGCATAACGAAACATACCCCTGGTTTGACGGAGACTATAATACTCTAGTTGAAGACTTCGGGGACATTATTCTAGAAGCAAACTTTGGTTGGTACCAAGGAGACTATGTTTATCTCTTTAAGAGTGGCTGGGGCTATGGCTTTCTCATTGTTGGTTACGGTTCTTGCTCTGGCTGCGATGTGCTTCAATCGTGTGAGTCTTTAGATTCTGTCTTAGAACTACAAGAATCTCTTCGTAATGGAGTCAAGTGGTTTGACAACCTTGATGACCTTAAGACGTATATTCTTGATGACAACCGTGATTTAGAGTGGTATTCTCATGAAGCGGGATGGAACGAATTCGTGAACAATGTGAAGGAACTTTGATATGTCTAAGATTATGGCTTATCTTGAGAGGCACGAAAACTCTATTTACATGACAGCAGAAATGGTAGCCACATCTCAAAAGTATGTAGATGCAGCCTTGTCCGATCTTGCAAAAAGTCTTGAAGACAGGGGAGTGGATAAGGTATTCTTTGCAGAGCCAGAGTTTGATGCCACAAGGTTTCTTTACCACTATAAAGCATTCGGGTTTGAAGTTGTTTATGAAGGAGTAGAATGAAAGAGTCTTTAACCTGCTCCATCTGTGGTGTTGTTAAAACATTAGATGGATTTGTTAAAGACAAGTATTCTCCAATTGGCTATGCAAGAAATTGCAAAGACTGCCGTAAAAAGAATTGGCGGCGTTGGTATGACAACGATCAAACACCAGAAAAGAATCGGGCCAAGTCAGCCAGGTGGCGGATAGCAAACCCAAAAGCCAAAAGAGTTTCTAATCGTAAATGGGAAAACAAAAATCCTGAAACTGTTACTCAGTATAAAGAACGTAGAAGGGCCAAGAAAATGGCTCTGCCCACCTTAGTAGTGTCCGAAAAAGATTTGCGTAGGCTCAAGGCTGGCCCTTGCATTGCTTGCAATTCAACTGATACTATATCAATTGATCACAAAATACCAGTGTCTCACCCGTCAGGGCAAGGGTACTGGGCAATAGGAAACTTGCAATCACTTTGCAAATCTTGCAACTCAAGTAAGGGTGCAAGACTTTACTCAGAATGGAGATACCGTGGATTACGTTCCACTTCATGTGCATGACGAATTCTCAGTCTTTGACGGAATTTGTACCACAGAAGAACTAGCAGACCGAGCAGCCGACGTTGGCTTCTCTGCCGTAGCGCAGACCAATCATGGAACGCTGTCTGGACACCGCCAGTTTTATCGGTCAATGACTTCACGCGGCATTAAGCCAATCCTCGGAGTAGAGGCTTACTACACAGAAGATCGCTTTGATACGAGAGATAAGTCTGAACGCACTGCTCCATTGGATTTGGTTTACAATCATCTTATTATTCTTGCTAAGACGAACCAAGGTCTTGAAAATCTTGGCAAACTAAATGAGATTGCCTGGACAGAAGGATTTTACAAGAAGCCTCGCATTGACTGGGAGGTTCTTGACAAATACGGTGATGGTCTTGTCGTTACTTCTGGATGCATGAGTGGCTTGATCAATAAGGCTGTTGAGGCAGATGATTATTCTGCGGCCAAAGCCTACATTGAGCGTTTTGCCAATAGGTTTGGTGAAGACTTTTATGTTGAGGTAATGCCACACAATGTTGCTGGTATGAATGCTAAGTTGCTTGAACTTGCCGACAGCATGGGAGTAAAGTCAGTGGTGACCCCTGACTCTCACCATGCCACAAAGGATCAGAAGGTTATTCAGGAGACTGTTCTTCTTCTACAGACCCATGCCAAGTTGCGTAAGGAGGCTGACTTTAAGAAGTCTCAGAAGATTGATGACATGATGGAGCGATTCGATTATTTGTACGGGGATGATCGAATGATGACGTTCCGCCATTTTGACATTCATCTGCTGAGTGGTGACGAGATGTGGGAGGCGATGGCTAAGGATGGCGTTGAGCGTGAAGATATCTTTGCTAACACCCTAGCCATTGCCGATCAGGTAGAAGATTATGACATTAAGGAAAACCTTAATCTTCTTCCTGCCCAGTACCGTGATCCTGACGCACAGTTGGAGAAGTTGTCTTTGGCTGGCCTCAAGGCGCGGGGTATTGAGTCCCAGGAATACCTTGACCGACTCAATGAAGAGTTGCAGATTATTAAGGATAAGCAGTTCGCTCCCTACTTTATTGTGGTAAAGAACATGCTTTCATGGGCTAAGAAGCAGGGCATCATGGTTGGCCCTGGTCGTGGCTCATCTGCTGGTTCATTGATCTGCTATGCGCTTGGCATCACCGACATTGATCCTATTGAGCATGGTCTACTGTTCTTTAGGTTCATTGATCCTAGCCGCGATGACTGGCCTGACATTGACTCTGACATTCAGGATACTCGCCGTGAAGAGGTTAAAGATTATCTTGTTCGTCAGTACCGCCATGTTGCCTCTATTGCTACGTTCTTGCAGTTTAAGGATAAGGGTGTTGTGCGTGATGTTGCTCGCGTGCTGAACGTCCCGCTGCCTGATGTAAACAAGGCGCTCAAGTATGTGGACACCTGGGAAGAGTTTGTGCGGTCCTCACAGACGTTGGAATTTCGTACCAAGTATCCAGAGGTGGTGGCAATTGCAGAGCAGTTGAGGGGCCGCATTCGTGGCACAGGCATTCACGCTGCTGGTGTGGTGACGGCCAAGGAACCCATCGCTAAGATTGCTCCAATGGAAACACGCAACGTGCCTGGGCAGAAAGAGCGTATGCCTGTGGTGGCGGTAGACATGGATGAGGCTGCTCGTATTGGCCTTATTAAGATTGACGCCCTCGGTCTTAAGACTCTTTCTGTGATTGCTGACACTCTCAAGACAATCGCTGATCGTCACCCGAAGGCAGTTAAACTTGAGGATATTCCTATGGATGATCGTCATGTATACAAGATGTTGAGTGATGGACACACAAAGGGTGTGTTCCAGTGTGAGGCGGCACCATATACCAATCTTCTTATTAAGATGGGTGTGGACAACTTTAATGATTTGGCTGCCTCTAACGCGCTTGTGCGTCCTGGCGCAATGAATACTATTGGTAAGGAATATATTGCCCGTAAGCGTGGGCGTTCTATTACTACTTATATTCATCCCATCATGAAGAAGTACACTGAGGAAACTTATGGTGAGATTATCTATCAGGAGCAGGTTATGCTTGCCTGTGTAGAGTTGGGCGGCATGACAATGGCCGAAGCCAACAAGGTTCGTAAGATTATTGGAAAGAAAAAAGATGTTACAGAATTTGAAGCGTATAAGAATAAGTTTGTCAGTGGAGCATCAAAGCACATTGGACAAGAGGAAGCGGAGCACTTGTGGAAAGACTTTGAGGCTCACGCTGGATATTCGTTTAACAAGTCCCATGCGGTCGCGTATTCGACACTCTCGTATTGGACGGCATGGCTTAAGTATTACTACCCTCTAGAGTTCATGTATGCCCTATTGAAAAATGAGGGCGACAAAGATGCGCGCACGGAATATTTGATTGAGGCTAAGAGGCTGGGAATCCCTATGCGTCTGCCCCACATCAATGAGTCCGATGTGGATTTCAAGATCGAAGGCGAAGCAATCAGGTTTGGTCTTAGTGCTGTGAAGTTTATCAGCGATGTGTCTGCACAGCGGTACATTGAGGCTCGTCCTTTCAAGTCTAAGAAAGAGGTGGAAGAGTTTACCTACACCAAGGGTAGTGGGGTGAACAGCCGTTCACTTGCCGCTATGGATGCCATTGGTGCTCTGACCTTTCAAGACAATCCTTCTAACGAAGAGGAAGTGCGTAAGAATCTGTACGAGTATCTTAATCTTCCTGAGTTCACATACGATGTTCCTGCTCACTACCATGCGTTTGTGACTGACGCTGTGGACTACGAAGAGCGCGGAGCGTTCATCCTTCTTGGCCTGGTACGCGGTATCAAGCGAGGTAAAGGGTGGAGCCGTGTTGAACTACTAGATAAGACTGGTGCCGTTGGTATCTTCGATAAGGAGCGCACAGAGATTGAGACAGGTAAAACCTATCTTCTTCTTGTTGGTGACAACCGCATCATTGAGGCTATCCCTGCCGATAACCTTAAGGCTAATAAGTCTGCGATTGTGAAGTTCATGAACTATAAGTCGCTGCCTTATAGTGATGAGGAATACTATGTGCTAGCATTTAAGGGTAGGACCACGAAGGCGGGCAAGAAGATGGCTACAGTTGTTTTGGCTAACAATGATCGTGACTTGGCTTCTGTTGTGGTGTTTCCCACTCAGTATGGCGATGCGTTTATCAAACTCAATGAGGGTGAGGCGCACAAGATTATTTTGAGTGAAACAAGGGATGGCGGATATGCGTACAAAGGAGTATTGGGATGAACCTAGTTCCAGAGGAATGTGTTACTTGCGAGATTGTTTTGGGCGGTAGGCTAAGAAACCCTAACTTTATTGCTGCCATTAATGAAAAATCAACTGAGACAGGCAAGCCTTTTTACCAGTGTGTTGCAGATTACATGCACGCATTTCATAAGTGGGAGCACAAAGGTTGACCACCCCCTATTACACGGGATACAATGTTCATATTCGGAGGCCACTATTCCCTGCTACGGGCTATTAGAAAGGAAACGTAGTGAATATTGATGTGACAGAGTTGTCATATATGATCCATCAGAACGCCAAGGAAAAGGGGTTCTGGGATGAAAACAACGGAGTTAACTTTTATATTAAGCAGATGGCTATGATTCATTCAGAGGTTACCGAAGTCCTTGAGGCTTTGCGTAAGGAAAAGGGTGATCATGCTATTGTAGAAGAGATGGCAGACGTAATGATTCGTTTGTTTGATCTTTATGCAGGTATGCGTATAGATGGATATTTTGAAGGTATCCTTCTAGAGAATGTTTTGCTTGATAAAGTAGAGACTAATAAAAGCCGCCCCAAGATGCACGGGGTATTGGCGTAAGGAGGAATAGTGATGGATATGCGAGCCGCAGTTATTGATAGTGCTCTTGAGCAAGGGTGTCCAGAAGACAAGGTAATTCTTGTGTGGGACGCTATTGCGTCTATGGAAGCACCACAGTCTCAGAAACATCTAGACAACGATGTTGAATACATCCTCAAAAGTCTTGGTTTGAAATGACAAACAAAGAACTAGAAAAGATGTTAATTAAACTAGACGCTGTTTTGTCATTGATGCAAGACATTTATGAGGTTCTTGCAGAAGAAGCAACAAGAGTTGAGGTTGAGGAAGATGCCCCTAGCGATTCACTGTGACAGGTCTGACTGTGATACATGGTCTGTTGCACCAGAAGATTTTGTATATGTATCCTATGGACCAGGGCATATAAAATACTATTGCACTCGCTGGTGCATGGTTGTTGAAGAGTCCAAAGATATTGAACCTACGGAGATTGTATGACGACTATTGGAGAATATTGTCCTGATTGCAAGGGCAATGCTTTTAAGTGTGTGCGGTGCGAAGGCGTAACTTGCTTTTGTTCGCTGTGTGAGGAAGAGGTTGTAAATGAGTACCGATGAAGTGATGGCAGCACTTGACCCTAAGTTGCGTAAACGTTTGTTTCTGGCTTCTGATGCGCCAGAGATTGAATATCAGGAAACACCTAGCGTTGGTTTAAACAAAGCGTTAAATGGTGGGCTGGCATATGGCCGACAGATTTTAGTGTGGGGTTCTAAGTCCTCTGCTAAGTCTTCTCTGTGCCTACAGACAATTGGTATGGCACAGAAGGAAGGCAAGGTGTGTGCATGGATTGATGCGGAAATGTCGTATGACCCTGCATGGGCTGAGCGACTAGGCGTAGACAGTGAGAAACTTATTTACTCTACTGCTCGTACTATCAATGACATGGTTGATGTTGGCACCGCTCTTATGAAGGCGGGGGTAGACTTAATTGTAGTTGATTCTATTAGTTCTCTACTTCCAGCAGTATACTTTGAAAAAGATAGTCACGACCTTAAAGACCTTGACCAAACCAAGCAGATTGGTGCAGAGGCTAGGGATATGGCTAACGCAGTGAAGATGCTTAACTATGCTAACAATCAGGTAAAGCCGACGTTGCTTATTCTAATTAGCCAAGCACGGAACAACATCTCTGCCATGTATACCAAGCAGGAGCCTACTGGTGGGCTGGCTGTTAAATACTATTCGTCTACTGTTATTAAGTTGTTTAGTTCTGAGTCCGATGCTCAGGCCATCAAGGGCAAGTTGCCCGTTGGCGATAAGTTGATTGAAGAAAAGATTGGTCGCAAAGTACGTTGGGAGTTGCAGTTTAGCAAGACTTCCCCAGCGATGCAGGGTGCTGAGTATGACTTTTATTTCCGTGGGCCATTTGTAGGCGTGGACACAATTGCTGAATTGGTAGACACCGCTGAGTTGTCTGGCGTTATTGAAAAGAGCGGCATGTGGTACAAGTTGCCTGATGGAACAACAGTCCAGGGTAGGGCAAAGTATATTGAAGCAGTTAAGAATAGCCAAGACCTAGAAGACCATCTAAGGAGTAAACTTAAATGAAACTACAATACTCTACCGAGATTGATATTCCCATTGATCTATGGAACAAGCATAAAAAGACGGACACCCTAGTTGAACTTGTTGAAGACGCGGGGTATCTAGCAATTTCTGAGGCAATGAGCAACGGCTTTATGGGAAAGATTAAGGATGTTGCTATGGAGATTGTTCCCAACTTTGATGAAGATAGGTCTAAAGAAGTTGTAAAGGTTGTAATCTTTTATGAACCTTCTGTGTGATTTTTGTGCAGCATCGCCCGATGAAATCTCTTTTTATCCCGAGGCACACCTAGTAGAATACACCTGTAACAACGGACACTTTAACAGCAAGGTATACCATGAACATCTGGGACATTGACACTAAACTTGGTTGTTGGATTGATGGCAGCCATTGGAGTGCTACAGAGTTTAATAAGGCTGTAGTTCTTATCTGTGCTGAAAAGTACGGGTATAAGGTTCATCCTCCTACCCCCGAGACTGACGAAGACTGGCATTATGAATCAGAAGATGCATATGACTATCTTAATAGTCTGTGCCCACACGGGTACTGGTTTGAGATTAGAGACAATAGTCTGTTTCTAAGGAGTGAAGATGAATCCGACTGACTCACATATGGAATATGAGCGTGATGAGTTTTTGTCTATTTTGACTGACCTGATCGCGGAACTGCGGCCTTACCTCCGGTACGACTTTGTGGACACTCAGGTACTTAACATTGCGCTAGAACGTGCGGAAGCCCGACTGAATGAACTAGATAATGAATAACTTAAACCCCACAGGAAAAGTAGTTGTCCTTAAAGATAATGAGCGGGTAATCAGCAAGTGGTCATATTGGCTATGGATGACTGCTAGTGTTTTGTTTCTTATTTCTTTTGTTTTACGATTGATTGCGTGGGTTATGTCATGAACAGAGCGCCCAATACTCTGTGGTCTTTGCGTGGAGTTGGTTCTATTTATGTAAAGACAGCAGACAATGACAGAATTGAGATTCTTGCACCCGATGGTAAAGGTGAGGCATATGGCTTTTCAGTCAGTCGTAAAGATGCTAGGCTGTTAGCCAAACGTATTAACCAGTGTCTAGATGAAACGAGGAAGTCATGACTGACTACGAAATGAATTGGCAATCCAATGAATACCGTGAAAAGTATGAGTTGCTTAACGCTAGGGTGCAGGCATTTAAAAACTATTTGGACGACCCTGTTAATCGGTCTTTTTATGCGGTACAAACAGTGAGGATGATGTTTTATGATTTGTTTGATGTGCCAGAAAGAGACTGACTGCTACTGGTATTCAATGAACGTGCCTGGTGATTATTGTCGGGAGTGTATTGATACCGTTATGAATATGCATGAGTTTTTTGAGCGGTATAACATGGAGTTGGTGACAACCCTTCTCCACGTTCAGGATCGTGGTTTTGATTTTGACCATAAGAAGGAGTGCTAGTGAGTGAACGCGGTGAGATTAGCAGACTGAATGGTGCTAAGGCTACTAAGAATTCTGGGCGGGGTAGAATCCAGAAAGGCGATGCCTTCTACGATAGATTCACGGTAGACGTTAAGGAATACAAGAACTCTTATTCTTTGTCTAGAGACAACTGGGCAAAAATATGCACAGATGCTATTAAGAATCGCACCGATCCAATGCTATTGGTTGTTTTAGATGGACAAACCCGTTTGGCTGTAGTAGAGTTGTCGGTACTAGAAGAATTATTGGAGAACCAAAATGATTGAATGGCTATTGAAACAACTAGGCGTTGTGCTAGCCCCTGACTGGGACGATATTGAATTTACCAGCGCAGACAAGGATAATGTGGGGTGAATGACATGAGCGGAAAACAGTGTGACGAGCCTGGGTGCATCTTTGTATATCCAGACAAGAAAGAAGATAGCGATGACGAGTGACAGCCAAACAACAGCAGAACTGCTAAATGAAACATATGAACTGCTTGAAGTTGCAAACTATCTAGATGATCCACAGGTGACAGAGGCATTGGGGCTTATTGTTAAATTAATGAAGTCTCCTGATGTTCCCCCACAAAAGGCGGGTCCACTTATCGTAAAGGTAGAAGCAATGGCTGCCAAGTTTAAAACAATGGCAACCTATCACACCCATATCAATAAGGTAGACAGGCAGAAAAAGAACGTGCTATATTCTTTGGCACAAAGTATGGAGCAGTTGGCAAGTGCCTTGAAGTACCTGCTAAAATAGATTAACCGAAAGGCAAGTAAATGTCCAAGAACCTCATCAAGAAGGTTATGATCCGAGAAGATAAGCCACACCCTATGGTGCCAGCAATGATTGAAAAGATTGAGTCTGGTTATCTAGTGGGAAGAGAAACAAAGCACAGGGTTAAGAAGTCTTTTAGTCCCTCGTCCTTGGTGTATGGGAATGGAAAGTGCCCTCGCTATTGGTACTATGCGTTTGAAGGCGCGGTATTTACTGACGATGCAGATGCATACGCTGTAGCCAACATGACCAATGGAACCATGAGCCATGAGCGTTTGCAGAAGGCAATGAAGGATTCCGGAATCATGCTTGAAGATGAGGTGAAGGTCATCAACAATGATCCTCCCATCTTTGGTTTTGCTGATGGCCTGTTGGAGTTTGATGGTGAAGAGTTGGTTGCTGAGATTAAGACCATGCGTGAAGAGTCTTTTAATTATCGTAAGCAGTCTAACTCAGCACCGTCGTATCACCTTGAGCAGATCATTCTCTATATGAAGATTCTTAAGAAGTCCAAGGGTGTGCTTATTTATGAATCTAAGAATTCTCACGAATTGCATATCATTCCTGTTGAAGTTACTGATGAATACATCAAGTGGGTGGACTATTCGTTTGAGTGGATGCGGAATGTACGCAAGGCTTGGGAAGATAAGACCATGCCAACGAAGCCATATCGTTCTAACTCTAAGGTCTGCAAGGGTTGCCCAGTCAAGGACACTTGTTTTGCTGGTCCGAAGGGCGATGTAAAGATTCTCCCACTGGAGCCATTAAGCAAATGAAAGACTGTGTTTGGTGCGGCACGGCATTTGAGCCAACAACTACCTATCAGGTCTACTGCTCTGTAGACTGTAGGAAGGCTGCTACCAAGCAAAAAATTAAAGATCGCAGTCGCGCTGCACTAATTAAACGTAGAGCAAAGAAGCCTAGAATGTGCGTTAATGGTTGCGGAACACAGTTAAGTGTGTATAATGATGGGAAATATTGCAATCGTTGTGGGCTTAACAATAAAATGGTAGATAAAGCACTTAAAAACATTGAAAGTTTATTCGATTGGGAAGATGAATTGTGAGCATTGCAGAGTTCATAGAAATGGGCGACTTTGTTGCTGTTGATAGT